GTCACATACAATCTGTTACCCCAAGCAGCCAAAGAAGCACCATGTGACTGAACCGACACAATCGGGTTACCCGAAGAAAACTCCAACTTCGTAAAATCTGTACCAGACGACCAGTACACGTTGTTATTATTCGTCAACATCACCCTCGGAGCGTCACCGTAAAATGCGTACAGGCGCTCAGGTGCCCAAGTTCCGGACACCGCGGTCGTGTTCAAACGCTGCATGCCGCCACGAGAAAACACACCGCCACGAGGGTCAATCTCCACGTTCAACATGTCAGGCGACTCATTGCGTGCCAACTGAAACTGGTCAGCACGCAAGTTCAACCCGCCAGTGAAATCATCGTAGCGAACAACCGACAAACGAGACATTACGGCTGATAATCCTTCAACGTCGCACCAAGCGTCTGCATCCAACGACGCATCGTCGGATACTTACGACCACCAGACAACAGCATCGGGCGATGTGACGACGGCTTCATCAAATCCCGTCTAGCCATCGCCACACCCTCCTCAAACGAACGCTGATACACCTGCGCCATCTCACCGTCTTCTTGACGCTGGTACACGCGCACAAGCGCGTAATACGCCAACAACACATGCATCAACGGGTCCATGTCAATCTCGGTTGCCGTATTCGACAGCCATGTGTACGAAGGGTTGCGGTAAGCGCGAACCGCCAACGTGTAAACGTTGTCCGGCTTCGGGTACAGGTGAATCTGTCCGTCCCACAAAGCCCAGAAGTACGGGCGGCTGGCAACATCCGTGTTGCCCAGCCAAATCTCCTCAGCATCATCATACGAAATCAACGTAAACCGATTACCAGACATGGACGTATCCACAATGGAAATGATTTCCTTGATATCCCCGATGTCGCTGATTGTGTACGGACGCTGATTGGCAACCGTGTTCACACTGTACGTTTCCTGGTAGTACGGCCAACGGCGTTCCAACACCAGAATCCGCTGGAACCCTTCTTTGATGAAGGTGTCCAGCAGGCTGTTGGGCAGGTCAATGGTGTCCAGGTCCGAAATGTCGCGCACCATTTGGCGGACGTCAGCGAGATTCATTCTCCCTGCTCTTTCATCATGCTACGCAGATGACCGATACAGAAATCGGTTCCCTTGGCTTTTGGACCTTCACAGGTGTCGTTGTCTGCGATACAACGGTTGCGGCCAACGTATGGGCCGCTGGCAGTAGCCGGTTTGGCGCCACGTGAAAACGCCAGTGAGGCGTTTTCTGTGGCTGGACGTCCGTAAAGGGAATGCGCGGGTGTTGCGTTCTTCATCACTTATGACCCTTTTCGTAACGTATTTGCAGGGGTTGGCCTAGCGGAAGGGAAGGGGTGCACTAGACCAACCCCCAGAATTCTGTATTAGTAACCCTTCTTCATCTTTGCCGGCTTTGCAGCGCCAGCAACCTTCTTCTTCGGCGGATACTTGGAAGGCTGCATGGCAGACTTCTTCGGAGCCTTGGCACTAGCGGCGTTAGCCACCTGACGGTACTTCATCGGCATGTTACTTCTTGCCTTTCTTGACTTTAACACGACCGTATTCCATCATCTGCTCCTTGGCAGACTCGGAACGCTCGTGACGTGCATTCATCTTTGACATACCCTTCTTCTTGGGCATTGCCTTCTTCTTAGCAGCCATTACGACCCCTTTGTATCTGAAATAAATGAAAGTCGAAGGCAGGGGGCCGAAGCCCCCCGCCAACAACCATTAGGTATTACTTAACTGCTCCGCCCGAACCCTTGCGGTACAGTTGAATCGCCGTGGACGACGTAACAACGGCAAGGAAAGTTGCCGAAGTGCCATCGAACACCGTCATGAAGCCGCCGCTCGTAATCGTCCAACCAGTGCTGGTCGTAACAACGATTTCGTACGCCGACGCCAGGTTCACAATCGTGAACTCAAACGACGTTCCCACAGCCTCATCCGTCAGGGCAGCCAGAACGGTTGCCGCAGTCGGAAGAGTAAACGTGGTGTCCTCAGTCGGAGTAACGACGAACAACTTGCTGTTCACCAGTTCATCCGCAGTCGGTGCAACCGCGTTGGTGCCGGCAACAGCCGTCACCTTTTCACGTGCCGTGACGTAATCCTCAATACGCTTACGCGAGATTGCGCCATCGGTGCTATTAGCCTTAAGAGGCATGATTTTTCTCCTTATATCCTAGTAGGTGAATCAGGCCGTCTGAGCCGTCAGTTTGCCCTGCTTGGCAGCGTTACGGACCGTAAGGTTTCCGTAGCACATAATCAGAGCGTAACGAGCATCAACATCCTCAGGCTTCACAAACTCGGTCTGAGCAAACCACTTCTGGCTGTGTCCGACGAGCGTGAGATACTTGCTGTTAAGAACGTACATGACGCCCGAATCGCAGTGAACGTCGTACACAACCGGGGCAGCCTTGAACAGCAGGTTCTGGAAACCAGCATCCGCCGTCTTGGTGTCGGTGTAACGAAGGTTCGGCTGCAGCAGCGCCTCATACTTCTCAAACAGGGTCTGGGTCGTGAGAATCATGTCAGGGTGGTCATTGCCAACCGACACGCTGTTGTAGGCGGTCGCCATCTTGGCGAGCGTCAACGCACCAGCGCTGTTGTTCTCATACGAACGCCACCAGGCGTTGGCCGAGTCGCCGCGGTCAATGCCGCCGACGGTTCCCGAAGCCTCAACGAGATTGGCAAGACCGTTCCAGTCCTTGCCACCGTTGCCGGTGCCGTTAGCGAAGAACATCTGGTTGAACGATTCACGCATCGACTCTTCAGCCTGCATAATCTTCGCTTCAAGCAGGTTGATAACTTCCTGCTCGCCGTTGTTCTTCGCCTCTTCGATTCCCGAGATGCTGATGGACGCAGCGAACTGCTTCCACTCGAACTCGGCAGCCGTGATGCCTTCCTGCGGGGTCAGCGCCAGCGAGTCATAACCGCTGTACGAACCAACAGTGCTGTTCTTTCCGTAGATGAGCGGCTCAACAATCTTCGTACCACCATTAAGCATACGGATGCGACCACGGTCCATGAGGAAGTAGGTCAGCGGACGTGCAGTGAACACGTTGTCCGTCAGTTGCGCACGGTAGTTCGCAAGGGTCGTTGAAAGCAGCGCATCAAAGTTGCTGTTACCAGCCATTTGAATTACTCCTTAGTTGAAAGTGTGCTCAGCCTTCAATCTGCCGTTTAGCAGACTCGAAAGCGTCGCGGATGGATTTGATGGGTTTGGAAGAAACGTCAGCCGACTTTGCCGAACCGCCCTTAGAAACAACTGCGGCATCACGCTTGGACTCAACAATCTTCTTCGCTTCCTCAGCCTGCTTAGCAGTAACCTTAGATGCGACCTTAGACTTTTCGTACAAACGGTCAAACGCGATTTGCTTATAGACAGCCTCCAGGTCAGTATTCCCCGTAGCAAGAGCCTTGGAAACTACTTCACTGGCGTCAAAATCTTCGCCGTACTTCCGCGACAGAGACTCAATTCGGGACTCCAATTCACGCACTGCCTTCTCCTGTTCAAATGCCTGAATACGAGACTCCAACTGCCGATACTGCTTCTCCACAGGGTCAACATACAGTTCCTCATCTTCAGAGGGTTGCTGTAATCCAACACCGTAGTGTTCTTGAAGCAATGCCAGAGTGCTTCCCGGGTCGTTCTGCAAAGCCTCTTGCAAAGCCGACGCGAATTGCACCTGTCTCCGTTGCTCAGCCAACTCCTGCGTCTTGCGGGTATAGTCCGCCTGACGCTGGTAGCCGTTGAGCGCCTCAGCAAGCGGAACCTCGATTTCTTCGCCGTCAACAATCAACTTGACGGGCTTGTCAGCGTATTCGTCCCAAGCGAAATACTCTCGCGGTTCCACCTCATCGGTGCCACCTGTGTCCGCGCCTGACTCGACCTGCCCCTCCAGGGGTGTCTCGTCCACGCTCTCAACGGTGGTATCTACATCTGTCATAGAGTCCTCCTTCTGCGGTTGCTCTATCAGATGCAACAATCGTTACATAATCTGTTCGTTAGGCAACTGGGTATTCGCCAAAGGAGCGCCACCTGCCAGCAACTGCGACAGGATTTCGGGCGGAATATTAGACGGCATCGGCAGACCGCCAGTAGGTGGCTGCTCCGCTGCCCCCATACCAGGAGTCATACCCTGAGTCATACCAGGAGTCATACCAGGCATCATCCCCTGGGGTTGCATGCCACCAGGCATGCCACCCAGCATCCCCTGATTCACAAACGACTCCGCCTGCTTCACACCGAACCCATACTGGAGGACGTACACAGCAAGGCGACCCATGTCCACAATCCCGGTCTGTGCGAACGGGGCCATCGCATCCACAATCTGCAAAGCACGCTGACGGCGGAACGACTCATTCAACGGAGTCGTAGACCCACCCTCGACCTCATAGTCAAACTCGCCCTGAATGTAGTCACGGTCAAACGTCAACCACAACGGGGAAGCCTCAGAACCGATGATGCGAACAGCCTGCTCACCCGTCATGTACTGCTGAGCCAGCATCACCAAACGGCGGCCACACTCACCGATACCGCGCTCGATGATGGCCAGTTTGTCCGACGCGCGAGCGTTGGACGCATCCTGCATAATCGCAGCCTCAGTAGCCGTACGACGAATCTCCGGCATCGCACCCTGCTGATACTCCGACACACCCGACACACGAGTAATGTCACCCGAAATCAGTTCAGACTGATTGTAAAACTCAGGCGGGTTAATGACGGCCGGCATCGGGGCAACAACGTTGCCGATACCGTCCTCAGAGATGACAGGCACCATCACGTTGTCCTCATCGGACTCCAAAGCGCTGCGACCGTCAGCATCAAACGCCGACTCCTTATACAACCACTTACGAGAGTACCGTTTACGATGGTTCATCATCTGTGTGCGAGTCTCGTTCAACTCGTGCTGCAACGGCTCGATTGCTTCCAGTTCACCCATCGGATAAAAGAACTCGGGAATTTCGTAGTTGCGCAGCATCACAAACGGATGACCGAACGCAAACGGAATTTCCTTCGGAGACACCAAGAACTTGTCGGAGCCGTCACAGAACACGGCTATCGTGCCGCGCTCAATGTCGTACCACTCCCACACCTCAACGTAAGCGTCTTCCGCCGACTCTGAGCGGCGGGGACGCATACTGTCCAAACCCCACTTCGTATAATGCGACGGTGCCGCCTCAGCACGTGCAGTCGAGTTGTAACGCTTGTCGCGTTTCACATCTTCCAACGGTCGGCGGATTCGTTGCGCAATCCATCGAGCGTCCTCCATCGACGTAGCATCCGGGTCAACGAAAACGTCAAACGGAGATACTCTTTCAACAAAGGGGCGGTCCTCCTTGATAATCAACTGCGACTCTGCAGCAGACTCCGATTCCATACCGGCAACATCATCAGACGAATCAAACGTCTGGGCGGCAACCTGTTCCTCCTCAACATAACGGTACCCCGTCTTCAACCAGCCATGCCCAACAATCATCATGTCCTTTACGGCACGCTTAAACTCCTTTTGACAGTCATAATGACGCCACCAATAATTAACAATCGCCTCAGTAACAATCGCCTTGTCACCATCCTCGGGACGACGCGCATTCACCACAATCTTCGGATGGCTGACAGCCACCGAAGGAACAATAATGTTAATAGTCGCAAACGCGATATTTACCAACAGTTGGTCCTCGCGTGTGTCCGTATGGAAATGCTTTCCACGGTACAGGTCAATCATGCGACCCCACAAGTCATCGCAACGTTCCTCGCGGCGCCAACGCTTGGATTGCTCCAAACGGTTGCGGTAACCCCGCAACAACTCCAGATTAGATTTGCGAGCCATCAGTCATCCTTCCGATTCATATGCCAATCAATATGCTGGTCAATCTTGTCCGACACCTTGTCAACCTTCCTAGCCAAAACCCGCATCAACAACCGTGCCTCAGCATGCTGGTCCGTGTTCTCTTTACGCAACTTGTTCAGCAGTACAACTACCGGCCCCGTGATAAGAGCAACAATAATCGGTACCACCACATTTTCCATGTCACACCCACCGACTCCCTACCGGCTCGGCGTTGTACCCGTTAATCTTCGCATCCCGAACCGTCTTCTCCTGACGCTCCTTAACGGTCGGACCATGAAAGTCCTCCTGCCCGTACGTGAACCCGAGACGGACCGTCTTGACGTGACAGGCGAAACAGACTGCCCCGCGCCTGGGCAATTCCTCGGCCTCAAACGGGCGTCCACACTTCAAACAGTCAAAGTTCTGCATCACCCATAACCCCTTTCGTTACGTACGGACGTTGTACGCGCCAATCGGCACCCGTTTAGGTGCCTCCTCCTTAATCAAATGCTTCTCCCACCACTGTAAAGTGTTCTTCTTGGCTGGCCCCTCAGCCCGATACTCGGGCAACCACACATACTTCAACATCTGATTACAGATGGCCAAAGACATGACACGGTCGTCATGCGGCGACCCATGCATCTTCCCGTTCTCCTGACGCACAAACGTCCGCAACTCGGCCACCGTGTTCTTACACCCCACCCACACCGCTTGGTCACGCAAACCGCCAGCCAACTCGTCAATCGCCAAAGGCTTAGAAACACTGGTAGTGCGCCACCCCAAAGTCTCCGACACCGTCGGATTCCTGTGACCCAACTTCCGCTGCCTAAAAATGTTCTTGTACCCCACGCGCTGCAACCCCTTCAGGGTTGTCAGC